TCCGAGCCAGACGCATTCGTTTCCAATGTCAAGCTGATATACAGTCGCTTGAAATCGTCTGCCAGTTCAGCTAATTTCCTGACACAAAGTTTCTTGACGACTCGAAAGAGTGCGCTAGTTCCGCGGAATAGTCAGGTGAAACTGAACAACTATACCCAGGCAAATGCTCAGGGTACGAACTTCGCACGGATTTTCTATAGTCCCGTGGGCAGTCCGGAGCAGGTTTTGTCATACGACCAGATTCTGTCATCCATGCAGTCTGAGTCAGAGCAGATTGTATCATCCACCCTGAGTGACACTTACTATTATGGTATCATCCTTAGTGCAAGGGGCATCAGGAGCATTATCCGAGGGGTGGAGTATCACGTCGGGGTACGACAGTTCAACGTGTTCTATACGGATGAGAAAGCGAGCGACGTATTCACTTTCCGCAACGCTTTCAATATCGAGGAAACGGTTTACCTCTTTGGGGCAACGACCATCAAAACGGAGGTAGACCGAAGTGAGGCCATCTGTGGAAGGGAAACACAGTTCTACGATGAGACGGTCAAGGTGAAGCACGAGGTGGAAACGACAGCCTTGCCATACGACGAGGCGAAATGGCTCAACGAGATGCTGACATCAAAGTATGTGACGCATCAGCTGGAGGACGGAAGCTATAAAAGGATTGTCATCAGTGACATCACTTCCGAGGTGTCGGACTCCAGCAAAGAGCTCATTCGCCTGAAGTTCTCATGGAAGTATGCCGACGGCAGCGAATGGATTTGAACCTTAAACTTTTCGATTAAGCGAGTGTAATGATGCTTGCATCAATTACCGAGTGTGAGAAAAGTCAAAACGTAGTTTTAACTCTTAAACTCCTTAAACTCTTAAACTTTCATGAATAGTATTCACATTACGACCGCAAGGTTAATTCTCAACCGTCCGGAACCTGTGGATATCCGCTTGTGGACCTCAAAGGGCGAAATCCAGGAATGGAAACGATGCATCTGCATCAAGTACGACCACTACAAAGGTACGCGCAAATTCAAGTTGCTCGACAGCAACGAGATTCGCCAGACACGCGAATGCCAGATATTCATGCTCAACGGCATGGAGGTGTTCTTATAGCTATTTTGCATGATTTTTCCTCTTGATGCTAACAATATCAGAAAAATTTCGTAATTTTGCAGCGTGATAGTGATGCGCAGAGGTACATCCTTTCATACTGCCTGATGACAAAAGCCATTTTAGCAGTTACTTTGTGGGAAATGAAGCGTTACGCTTCTGTCTTGTACACCGAATCTGGAAAATTCAAAATTATGGCAAGGCGGAGTGCGACGGTTCACGCATATACGTGGGCTTGTCGTCTCATAGTCTTCCATAGAGGCTTTTCCAGAGCCTGGTGTAAAGACGTGGGATACGCAGGTCCACTTCTTTATACCTACTCCGGAAAGACAGAGCGCAAGCCTAAAGATATAATTTGCAAAGGATATCGTCCCCTGTGAAGGCCACGTTATCCGGCGGCCATGCCTTTTTAAGCATGCACCGCAGTTCTTAAAAATAAATTTAGATCTGAAGTGGCTCTCTGCGAAGACTGCCACTTCTTTTGTGTCTTTTCGTAGCTGGTAGCACTTGGCTACCTTTGTGAAAAAATCACGAAGGTGCTTACGCTCGGCAAATGAAACGAGTTTCTTTGCTCTCGCTGAATCGCACCTTTGCTGCAAAAATCATAAATATGAACCATTATTCTTTCAATTCCGTAGTTCCCATCCCTGACCTGAAGGCCAGTGCAGCCTTTACAGTCAGCTCGTCCGAAGTGTTCAAAGAAAACGAGGACATGAATCCAATCAAAATCGCTGAGGGCTATGAATACATGCCCTGGGGTGCTGACAACCAGATGCCCTACAGGATCCTGGAGTATATCGATAGCGACGAGACGCTATCTACCTGTCAGCTGTTCAATGCTGAGGTCTGCTATGGCTCCGGCTTAGTATATGACACGACAGCAGCCAATAGGAAGGTCCAACAGGCGGTAAAGGACTATCTGATGGACAACGACCTCGCGTCATATTTCCTTGGTGTATGCCAGGACTTTAAACATTTCGCTTTCTGTATCTCGGTTATCATCCTCAATGGCGACGGCTCCCGTATCGTACGCATTCTCCGGAAGGAGGCGTGCTACTGTCGGTTCGCTCCTGCTGAGAAGGACGGCACCATCCCGTACATTCTCTATGCCAACTGGCGGAAGTCTATCACATCTAAAGATGAGGTGGAGAAGATAGAACTGCTCGACCAGCATTCTCCCTGGTCTGACCTACAGGAGCGAATGCAAGAGAATAAGGGTAAGAAGCCAAAGACTTCTACCCGTAAGTTTGCCATCGTCAGTCGTGTCCCGACGCCTGACAATACGTATTATCCCATCCCTTATTACGGCTCGCTGTTCAAGGGCAACTGGTACAACATCAAGAAACTGATAGGCATGGCAAAGGAGGCGAAACTGAAGAATTCGGCTCCTATCAAGTACCACATCGAGATTGCCAACCGGTACTGGGACGGCATCTTCAAGGCTGAAGGCATCACGGACCGGAAAAAACAGATGGAACGTGTCGTGGAGGAAAAGGAGAAGATTATCAATTTCCTCACAGGCATGGAAAACTCGGGCAAAGCGCTGTTCTCTACGTTCTATATGTCGCCAGACGGCAAGGAACAGCACGACGTGGTGATCAACAAGGTTGAGACGGATAAGGAGGGCGGCGACTGTTCGACGGACATCATCGAGGCCGTCAACATGATCTGCTTCACGATGCGCGTACACTCGAATCTGGTAGGTTCGGTACCAGGCAAGAGCCAGTCGAACAACTCCGGCTCTGACAAACGTGAGCTGTACACTATAGCGCAGGCCCTCCAAAAGCCATATCACGACCTGCTGTTCACCGTCCATTATATAATAATAAGGTATAACGGCTGGGAAGGTGTGAAGCCTGATTGCCCGTTCATCATGCTTTCCACCTTGGATGAAAACCGCGACGCTAAGTTAGTAACCCCAAATAAGCAAAACAATGAATCTGATAACAACTGACGACCAACTCCGCACGCTCATTCCGCACGTCATGGCGACGGTGGAGGGTGAACCGACATTGCTTGAAACGCTGACTCCTTATTTGGAGCTGTCTGAAACATGGCTGGCCACGAACTTTACTTCTGCAGCATTTCTGGAATCGATAGCAGCAGAAGAGAATACACCCATGAAGGCACTCTGCAGCAGCATCGTGGCTAATGAAGCGTTCCGTTCTGCCATTCCGTCCCTAGACTTAATCCTGACTCCAAACGGATTCGGGATTGTTTCCAACTCCAACGTCATACCTGCCTCTAAGGAGAGGGTAGAACGTCTGATGGACTCGTTGGAGGCTACGCGCGACCAGGCCATCGAACAGTTGCTCACTTTTCTGGCCGTCCATGAGGAATGGCGAACCACTGAGCAGGGTAAGTTCTTTGCGGCCACATTGTTCCCGACACCGGCTGTCTGCTACCAGCTGGCCATCCGGCAACATGTTTGGGACGAGTACCAGAAACTTCACGCCCGTCTCATTAAAATAGAGAACGTGCTCGCAGAGACATATTTCTCCCAGGAGCAGATGGCAGTCTTCCGCACTAAAGTTCTGGACGGGCTTCGCAGCTGTCACCCGTTGGAAGAGCACGTCATCCGCTCTCTCCAGTCATACGAGATTATGCTACTCTCCGACATGCAGGTTCATCCTCAATCGTTCTATGACTTGGTGAACATCATCCGAGAACACGAAGAGTTGTTCCCTGCCTGGCATCAGTCATCCACCGCCCAATTTACACTCCCGCCATCTTCCAGAACAAGAAGAAGTCTGGCGGCTACTGGTTCTAAGCACATTTTGGTATGGAAAAGGTCTTTAATATCACTTTGCCCACAAGTTGGGTTGAATTATCAGACAAGCAGCTGCACATGGTCTACAGCATGTTTGCGCGTGACTTGTCTGCAGCAGAAGTCAAGACGCTCTGCCTTATGAAGTGGAACAGCCTGAAGGTGCTTGGCCAAATGCCTAACAAACGTTTCCTCATAAAGCGAGGAAAGGAGCCTGAGGTGTCTCTAAGTACCAGGCAAATTCAGCAAGCAACGTCAGTCCTTGATTATCTGGACTCATTCGCACCCATGCCTGTGCGTATCTCGAAGATAGGCAGGCATAAGGCTATTGCAGCGGACTTCGAGAAGGTGCCGTTTGAGCAGTTTCTGTTTGTTGAGAACCTGTTCCAGGGTTACCTCAACACACAGTCGGACGAGCTGCTGCTTCAGATGGCGCAGGTGTTGTATGCCAGCGACCATGTAAAGCCTGACAAGGCGCATCTCGTGGGCATATTCTACTGGATGGCATCGCTCAAACAGTATTTCGCAGGGCTCTTTTCGAACTTCTATAAGCCTGCAGGAGCTAACAACGAT